CCTGATAAGCAGCACCACCCCCACCCCCGCCTGCAACCACCAAGTAATCAACCGCTGTCACATTAGTAGGTGCAGTCCATGAGCCAGAAACAACGAATGTCGCTACATTTGTAGTACCGGGTACGGTGTATTTAAGGATGACTATGCCGGAGCCGCCTGTTCCACCATTTTTATTTACGCTATTAGCACCGCCACCACCTCCGCCACCTAAGTTTGCAGTTCCAGCACCAGCAGCAACCGATGTGCCACCACCAACTCCGCCACCTCCATCACCGGCTGCTGCGCCGTTTGTGCCAGTAGTCCCTCCGCCTCCGCCACCTGCGTAAGTTACAGACGGGCCGGAAATGGTTGATGCTGTTCCATCACCTCCTTGACCAGTTCCGTCGGTGTTTCCAGCCTCAAAAGCGCCACCGCCACCTCCAGCAGGGTTGCCGCCCCCGCCACCGTTATTACCTTGGGACGGAGATTGATTTGGGGTATTGCCAGTTCCTCCGGTTCCGGTGTTTCCAGAATTTTCTCCACCGCCACCGCCAGAACCACCATTTTTTCCGTTTAAGACTCCACCTCCAGACGGGGGTGTTCCACCACCACCGCCGCCACCGCCACCTGCCGATGTAATGGTGCTAAACACAGAGTTTGATCCATCACCACCTTCTGCTGAAGAACCAAGAGTTCCTCCGCCACCTACTGTAATTGTGTATGTAGTTCCAGCAGTAACACCTAATCCTGTACCTGTTCGATAGCCGCCAGCACCGCCACCTCCAGCAATACCTCCCGGCTGGCAGCCGCCACCACCTCCACCACCAGCGACAACGAGGTAATCGACCTCTGTCACACCAGTAGGGCAAGTCCAATCAGTAGTGGCTTTGAACTCTTGGATGACGGTGTAAGATCCTACAACACCAGGCCAAGCGCTTCCTAATATCGCACGCTGGACCTCATTCATGGCCCACATCCCACGGGCTGTGCTAGTAGTTGGCGAATTTACTTTGCCAATAACGCTACCGTTTCCCGGTTGCATTACGAAATCTCCTCATACGAACATACGGCTTCAAGATCACTATTAGCATTAGCGGTCAGACGCAAACTATCACCTTCTTCTAAATAAATTGACTGATCTAAAAGGCTAATTGATCCATCGGCAGGCACAGTCATTGTTGAAGCAATTTTGTACGCAGTTGAAGAGCGAAATACATCTGCCGTAATTTCAGCATTATTAGTCCCGTCTACGTTAGCCACATACAAAGCATTGATCTTGAGAACTTTGTTGCTGGCTGCAGAGTTGGTCACAATTGCCGTGGCTGATGTAGTAACGGCTTGAACCGCTGTTTTGCCGAAGATTGATGTTACGTTAACTATATTAGGTGCAGCCATTTTTATCCTCCGAACACGATTGCCATAGCGATGGCTTTACCTGTTGATATACCAGACGACGTTTGAAACGTTGGCAGAGCACCTGCTCCGTTAGAAGTCAAAACCTGACCCGATGTACCAACTGAAGTAATCGACTGAAATGCCCCCGTTGATGTTGTGCCTCCGCACAATACTGCATAAGCGGTAGCGTTTGTAAACCCTGTTCCGCCGTTAGCTACCGGCAACGTGCCAGTAACGTTAGTCGCTAAGTTTGCAAAAGTAGTTGAAGTAGTGCCTGTACCACCATTTGCTATTGGTAGTGTGCCAGTAACATTAGTCGCTAAGTTTGCAAAAGTAGTTGAAGTAGTGCCTGTACCACCATTTGCTATTGGTAGTGTGCCAGTAACGTTAGTCGCTAAGTTTGCAAAAGTAGTTGAATTAGTGCCTGTACCACCCGATGCAACCGGAAGCGGCTGAACTAATGTGACTACTTGGTCTGTCCCAATCGTTAACGCCGTAGTCGTCCCATTAGTCTTTAAAACCAAATTCCCGGCAGTATCTCCGGTAGCAACTAGCGCCGTTGTTAGTGTGGTTCCTGCGGCTATTGAACTCATATCACAATCCATTTCTGCCCAGAGGGCACGGTAATAGCAACGCCAGATTGCACCGTAATTGGACCAACCGACAAGCCGTTATATGTAGAAGGGAATGCCCCACTCTCAGCGATCTGTGAGTTGTTAATTGAAACACCTTGACTACCAACTCCGTAGTACGACCTTGTAGCCGGATAGGTTACAAATACGTCTTTTGATACCGCTGCAAAAGAGACTAGACTCCCACTACTAGATGACGATAGAACCGTGTCTCTACTTAAAGTAGTACCAGAGGCGGTATACGTCCCAATCCCCACTTCCCAAGTGCCGTTTGTGGCATCAATAATCGTGTAGTACGTAGAGTTATTGTTGCCTATGGCTGAGAACGACTGAAATCCAGCAACAGCCCCCGCGAGAGTGACTGTGCCGGTTCCACCAGTGGTAGTGGTTTCCTTGACTCTATCGGCTATTACAAAAGCCATGATTCTTCCTTAAGCAATCCGAATGATTGCGTTTGAAGCGTCGTTAGTCGGAAAAATAATTGTAAAATCACCGTCAGACGAAGTCTTATCAGCGCCAAAGTCCAGAACACAGACTGAAGCATTAGTCAGTGTAGTGTTAGCGTTGCTATTTGCCGAAGGGGTGGTGTTATAAATTAACGCACCGCGAGCGGTAAAGTTAGCGTTAACAAACGTCTCGTCAGAGAAATCACAAAAGCCTGTACCGGTATTAGCGTTAATGTTAGTTGCCGTTACACCGGTGTTGGCTAATGCTTGACCACCTGCTGTATAGTTAGTGCTAGAAGATGACACTTCGTTTGAAGCAGTGTATGCCGTGGTGTTGGCATTTAATGTAGCCGAAGAAGTATACAAAGCGATCTTAAATGTATCCGATCCAGTATCACCGGTAGGACGAAAATCGTGTACCCCCAAAAGCAGTTCCGCTTTAAAGGAGGTGGTCATTGCTTGGGTAATTGCCATTTTAAGGCTCCTTAATCATCTAAAAGTTTAACGAACTCAGGATGTCCTGCTTTCCTGAATTTGTTGGCTAAAGTCGTGTGATTTGACTTAATCGCCTCCTTCATATAAAAAACCAAAACCTGACGGATCTGATTTTTAAAAGCCTCAGCCTGATCCCTGATTGCAGGATGAGTTTGAGATCCCACATGAATAATTTTGTCGAGCGCCCGCTCTGCAACCTCTTCAGGCGTAAATCCCCGACCTGAAGTGGTTAAAACCCGCACTTGATTGCCTCCTAAGAGGAAGGCTACTTCGCTCATGCTGCTCATCGGACTGGATACCTCGCTTGTTCTGTTCTGTACATATCTTGCCGGTTCTTGCCCTCGCCAAGTTGTTTCAACATGGCTAATGCCTCATTGTAACGACCAATATAAACGTCGTTAACATCTTTTTCACCTTTCATGTAGGTGTACGCTTCAAGCAGCGAACCATATATCAAGACTGTGTCAAAGTTTTGACCGAGCCAAGAAGTGCCGCTGGAGTTGTCAACAATTGACTGCGGATAGTAAAAATAGTGCAGTTCCATGTTGTAGTCGGTATCTGGCGTGGGTCCGAGGATTACAGTTGACTGATCGCCCGGGACGATGTTTGGCCCCTTAAAAATGGCGTAGTGGGTGGGCGCAGCGTAGTACGTTGGGTCAGGAAAAGACTCACGGATAAACTCGACGTCTTTGTTTAACAAGTACTCTTGCGTCCCATCCGAGTTAATCCTAGCCAAAGAAAAGACTGATAACCAATCGGAAGGCATAGACAGGTACTTATTATTTATTGTGCACTGCCCAGTCACGTTTTTGCGAGATACCGGAAGTTGAACGCTGTTGTAAATACGCTGTTCGGCTTGACGAATAAAGGTGTCAATCTGCTCCTTATTCGTAAAGTTAGTATTAGACGAAGCAGTATCAATGACTACCGTCGTCGGGAAGTCATTCTCAACGTAAGCCTGAATCGTCTTAAACAGCGTTGCGTAGTTCATTTATCCCAACTTTGTGCTAGAGTTAGTACCTTTAACCGCCGCCCCAGTACCCCGAGTCTTTACCGTTTGAGTGTTGGGGATCGCGTTGGGGTAGCCGTTATAACCAAAAGTGGCCTCGTTGCCCGTGATGGCAAATCCAGACTTGGCTACGGCGCTTGACCCAGCCGTGTCTTTTTGAGGCTTAACGTACTTATTAGTATCTTTAGCCATTATCGCCCCCTTCCGCTTGAACGCTGATTCATAACTTTAGCCATATTCCGACCATACTTGAGCATATCGGCATTGGTTTTGCCACCGGCTCTCATCTTCTTTACGCCGTGCATCTTTTTCTCATGGGTCTTGACTTCCGCCTTAGCCACCTTTTTCATCGCCATCTTTTTCATCTCTTACTCCTAAGAAGTTGTTACTGTTACGGTACCTACCTGCCCTACCGCGACAAGGTGATTTGTCTGGAAAGGCAACTTCAACGGGTTATAGAATCCTACCGGGTTCCACCCCCATGCGACAATCCTGCTACCTTGAGTTGGCACACCATAGCCAGCCTCAGTCGGACCCCCATCTGGGTTTGTTTCCAAGCCATTAAGACCTGCCTGAAAGTACGTTGTATCTGGGCGTGGGTCTCTAACGGCTTGTGGGTCATAAACGGGGTACATACCCAGAGATAACTGCGGCTGATCCGGTTCCCAACACTGATGACAGACCTTAATATCTATATTTTTGGTCTTAATCACCAGCCTTCTAAGTTCTTTCAGTTTGAACCGAAAACCACATCGGTCACACTGAGAGATAGAAAATTTGCCGGAAGAAAACTTATTGCCCATCAGTAACCCCCGCCGGTCACAAACATGTTACGAGGCACAAAACGTACTGATGCTTTTTCACGATCTTCGCCAGCAGCCATCATCCACTGTTCTTCGTAAGCCATCTTCAGCATATCCAGCCTAGCCGCACCCTCTGGGATCTTCATGGCTATGTAATAGGCTAATCCGGCCACCATACAGGGCAGCAGGCGAAAGGGGATGTCTTGGGTATTAATACCGTTACCGGCATCTTGAATACGCCGCAAACGCCAATAAACAAAGGTGTAAACAGGGCTTAGAGCCGTGCCTTGGTCGGGAGCAGGCCACACGTTAATGTTTGGCAGTTCAGGGGCTGTAACTGTTGCTCCAGCCGTATGCGAGGTAGCAGTCGTACCGTTTTGACCACGTAGGCAGTTTAGTAACTGTGTTGAGGTGGTGTTGGTGTAGTTAATTGTTTCCGAGCCAATCGTCACGTATCCAGTTGCCGGAAGCCCCGCAGTTGATGAAAGAGGTATGGTGGTAACGTTGTTATTAACGTTTGAGGCTAGGGTTAACCCTGTCTTTCCGATACCTCCTGATTGCCGATCTACCCAAACCTGAATGGGTCGGCCTTGTGTAATTTTGTTAGGGATCGTTGCATAAGTGGAGACTGAAATCCGGGTGATATTAATATCCGTCTGGGTAGACTGCACGCCGTTATTTGTCCGAACCACATGCTCTATTAGATCAATCGTATCTACCGGCAGAGGATAGGTCACCTGACCTTGAACCAGCGGAATCTGCCCCTCTTCAATAGTCCAAAGGTTCACACCTCGGTTAGCCCACTCAATGGTCAGCAAGTTTAGGCTTCTGCGAGCCGTCCGAACGTTATAGCCCGAACGCACTTCTGAACCGGCACGCTCAAACGCCTCCTCAATAAGATCATTGAGGTTTAGGTTAAACAGTTCGGTTCCGGTTGTTGTGCTCATTATTTTTTACCTATACCCCGCAGTTTTCTTAGCCACGTTTTTGGGTTGAGCCACGAACTGTTTTCCTGCGGCTTTTCCTGCACGCTTGGCTCGGGTGGTGGCAGCGTACTCTTGCGGCGAGAGCGCTTTGATGGCGGCGGAAGGGAGGTATCTTTCCCCTGTAGCCTTCGGTCCTTGCGTAGAAGGTTTGCCACTTTTAGTCCTCCACTTTTGAGCAGTCCAATCTTTCAAACTCTGCTGAGACTTCGCCAATCCACCACCAGCCATCTTTTTCTTTCTCCCAGCGCAATGTGCTTTTTCTGAAAAACCTTTTGGGTTATTACAGTCAACAGACTTTTTACGCTTGTCCGACCATTTCACTTATATCCACCGCCAGCTTTCTTGTACTGCATAGCCATCATCTGAGCTTTACGGGCGCTCCACTGACCCGGAGCACCACCCTTACCGCCAGCCTTAATACGCTCAAAGATAGACTTCCGTAGTCCGGGCTTGGTGTAGTTTCCAGCCTCGTTTACACGAGACTCCCCGCCTGATTTATAAGATGCAGTTTTTGCGGCAGCGGCAAAGTCACTCTTTTTAGGAGCGCCTTTTTCTCCAACCTTACGCATCTTTTCACCAGACCCCGCAGCAATACGTCTTTTCTTTGCGGCGATGTTGGCATAAAGGCCGCCACCAGCAAACATTTCAACATCCTGCGGTTTGTCTTTCCGCTTGATGGTTTTTGCCTTTGGCATCTTGGATGGGCTAACCGCTCCCA